TTAAGTTAACGATGCCCGCTGCCGCCGGTATTCTCTCGGAGAGTGATATCCCAGCGCACTATGCGGGTGATTTTCATTGTAATGCGTGAACGCCGCTGCAAGGTTTCGCAGGGCTGTTCTCACATCCGGTTTCGGCATGAACGCGATATAGTCTTCCTTCATCGTCTTCACGAACCGTTCGGCCATGCCATTGCTCTGCGGGCTGCTCACCGCTGTTGTACATGGCTCCAGATTCAGCTCTTTGGCGAACCTCCGCGTTTCATGCGCGGTATATGCTGAACCGTTGTCCGTCAGCCACTGCACCGCTGTGTCGGGCAGCCTGTCGCCGAAGCGCTTTTCCACCGACCTCAGCATCACATCCTGCACGGTCGAACTGTCATAGCCTCCCGTGCTTGCTGCCCAGTCTATGGCCTCACGGTCGCAGCAGTCCAGCGCGAACGTTACCCGCAGTTTTTCGCCGTTGTCGCAGCCGAACTCGAAGCCATCTGAACACCAGCGCATATCGCTTTCTGCCACCGCTATCTTGCCCTTATGTTCACGCTTCGGTCGCTCTGGTTTGTGATGCAACAACAACAGGTTATGCTCGCTCATTATCCTGTAAAGCCGTTTGGCATTCACAGGTGGCTGTCCCTCTGTGCGACGTTGCTTGCGCAGGATGCCCCACACGCGTCGATAACCATAACTCGGCATATCGCTGATAATGTTGAGGATAGCCGACAGTATTTCTGCGTCTGCTTCTTCATTACGCCGGTTACAGCGCCTGTCCTGCCAGTCGGCAGAACGGTTAATCCGCAGTGACAGTTGCGCACGCGACACGCCCATGGTCCGGCTGACCATGGCTATTCCCCGTCCTTTGGCAACAAGGGCGCGTGCGCTATCCATTTTCGCGACTGACCGTACTCCACGGCTTCTTTCAGGATCTCAACTTCCATCGTCTTCTTGCCCAGAAGGCGCTGAAGCTCCCGGACCTGCTTCAGAGCAGCAGTAAGCTCAGAAGCAGGAACGACTTCCTCTCCAGCCGCAACGGCGGTGAGGCTGCCTTCCTGATATTGCTTCTTCCACTTAAACAGCAGGCTGGGCTGGATACCATGCAGGCGGGCGACATGGGAGACATTCATACCCGGCTCCATCGTCTGCTGGATAATGGCGATCTTCTCCTGAGGAGTTTTACGTTTACGGACTTCTTGCCCTAACAGGATCCCGGTCATCTCAAAATTGGTGTTAGTGTTAGACATATATTCAAGCCTATCTCTTATCTGGAGATACAGCTACTGTCTGGTGTTTCAGGGGGCTACATCAACGACATGCAGTACTATCCATGCCCGTATCAAGCAAAAATAGAAGCGTACTCAATCACCGCGTATTCGAATTTTGATCCTGTATAACAACATGGGTACGATTGACTTGCCCACAGTATTAGATTCAAGGGTCAGTTAATACTGATTAATAATTTCCTCACTAACACAAGTTAGTATACTTTTTCAATCAGTATCCATCGCTTCATGTTAAATGCAATGATTTGAGATAAAGTCCAGTCTAATATTCTTCTTTGTCAGTCACGCCATATAATGACACCCACATGTATTAATATGCAGGTGTTAATTTTATATTTAGAAATCCGCTTTTACTTGACTCATTGTTAATAATTTACTGCATCCATTTTCGAGATCTGAAAAGTCCACGATATCAAAAACATCAGACAAAAACGCATCACTAGGAATCAAAATATATTTAATATCATCAAATGTGAACGGAATACTGAAATCTGCAAATTTAGCACTCAATGATGATTTTTGCTCTGTTGATTCAACTTTTTCTAAATTAATGCTAGGCCAAATATCACCAGCGAATGGTTCTGGTACATATCTCCATTCTTTTTCATCTGCAAATATAAAGTTTTCGTTTTTAAGTTCACCTTTTTGCATTAATCGACCTTTATAATTCTTCATGTATCTTAATAAATTATATAGATCAGAATACTCACTTTTAAGATTTTCAAATCTTATGTTTTCGGATTTACTCAAACTCTGTCTTGCATTCCATAAAGGCACTAATTTGTTTTTTAACATTCTCATGCGTTTATTGTAACGAGATAAAAGATTACTTTCTTTACTCATATATAAGACAGGATGAAGGTTATTTTTCTCAGCCCATTCTTTTGACAACCCGAAGCCAAATTCCCCATATTTTCTTGTATGTTCGTCTAATTGTGTAAGTCTAATATCGCAAAATGATACCATTGGAACAGCGAAATTTCTTCGGCCTCCAACGCCCTTACCCTGCAACATCTCTCTTGCTAGCGAAGGTCTGAACTTCATCTCAGTTAGAATTTTAAAAAAAACATCAGATTTTCTTGTAAAATGAAATAGAGTAGAAGGATGTAAGCTCTTTGAAGATTCCATAATCTCTCACATAATAATTAATTCCCACCAATCAATAATATCAGCACTTCCCTAAAATCTTCAAGTGAAATAAAACAAAAAACATGAAATTAAATAGAATTCAATTTTTAGCTTCCCCCCACCATGATTAGTAGCACTTGCAACAACTGCCCCAATGGTACTTGAATCACTACAAGCCCACACAAATCTAATACCGGTACTACAATCCAGTTATAGAGAATTATCAAACTCAATATGAAACCTAAAAAGTTTCGCCAGTGAAATGAAGCTTTCTCAATTTCTTCCTTGTTAACTTCCATCTGCCCTTCTGCATTAGTTTTTGTAACTTCCTGTTCAACCGTTTTCTTCTTGATGAAGAAGTCCATTCCAGTTTTAATCAAATCAATTAATACATTTATCATTCCATAATCCCCACGCAATACACCCAAAAGTGTTTGCCTTTTACAAATAATTTTTTCTCTTCTATCAAGTATACTGATGTTTCATCAGTTCTTAATTTCCATTTCAGTACTGAACCTTCCTGAAATTGTTGTGGTTTCTCATATGCCACATTCATGTAACTACCACATTTGATATCGTTAGCGGTTAGTACTTTCTTAAATTTCTTACCAAGAAAACAAATATCAATTGGAGTACTGTTAGCGAAGGGTTCAATACCATTCATTGTTATATATGCAGTTTGTTCACCATAATGTTTATCAAATATCATCCACTTGTTATCCTTAATGTCCCTTTAATACCACTGATTACTAAACGTGCTCCCGCATTGGCTTCTTTATAAAAGTCATAAATTAACTTACGTCTCTTATCTTCACGTATACCAATTACACGTTTTTTATTATTCTTTTTGTTCTTAACGTTCGTATCTATCAGACGCTCTTTATTACCCTGCCTGACGATTTTATAACGGCCTTTCTTGAGGTTCGTATACAGACCAGAAATGTTACCCTGTTTCGTTAATCGTGCTGAACTGGTTGGTACAAACTTGCGTACAGCCTCTTCTTTTACGAGAACGTTATATAAGTACTTCGCCTGTAGTTTCTTAACGAAGATTTCACAGGTGACACCAGTACTGGTTTTTTGATAGGTAAACATAACAGCACGATTAGTGAATGGAACCGCACCACGATCAACTGAATTAGTAATTCCTGTCTGTAAATTCTTTGACAATATCCGAGTACGATTAATGATTTCTTTCTGAAAATTACGTCCAAGATCCTGTCCTGTTCTGTTTATGTATCTCTGTACATTCCTTATACCACTTACACTACTCATTTATATTCCTTAATTTAAACAGGATAGCAATTCCTGCAATATCCCATGAAGTCGTTTTTTATCTTTGCCAACGGGTAAACGAGCCTTATGTATCAGTGATAAATTCAGACACTGTGGTTTTAATCCCTCATATAGTATCAATGCAGCCTCAATCAATAGAGTCTCCCGCATTGTTGGGAATGCCCACAGGACAGTTTTTCTGTACTGTTCACCATCAGTAATTTTTTGATTAACTATTTTTGAACTTGATGTGTACTCACGCCATCCATTTTCAATTGAATCAATTTTTAATTTTTTAATGTCTTTCACTCTTTTGTACATCTGTTTACTACCGATATACGTAGAGCCGTCCTCAAATTCAAACAAGTAAACAAAACCGCAATAACTACCATTCGTTAGTTCTTCTTCACTCCAGTCGGTTGTGTAGTTCCATTCCATAAATATTCCAATATAACAATTACTATAGGAATATTTATGGATTTAAAAGGCAGATTATGGATATACGAAGGTACTAAAGAGTATCAAACTAAAATGAATTATTTCAGGAATGGGAAGTTTTATACGTATAAGGATTCATTGGGAAAAATAACGATTGGCTGCGGTCATTTAGTACTGAAAAATGAAAATTTTAATGATGGCATAACAGAAAAAGAAGCGGATATACTGTTATCACGAGATCTCGCGAATGTTATTTTGGAGGTACAGTCATTGGGATTGAATGTGCCTGATGACTGGAATGATTTTCTGATCATCATGACATTTCAGTTAGGCATTAATGGTGTAAAGAAATTCAAAAGAATGATTAATGCATTACAAGTAAAGAACTTTAGGGAAGCAATCGTACAAGCTAAAGACAGTCTTTGGTATCGACAAACACCCAATCGTGTAGATGATATGATTCGACAATTAACTAACAAATAAGGGGCATTATGCCCCCTTTTCATTTTCCAGAATCGTTAAGATACGTTCAATTTTTAAATCGAGTTGATGAATCTGATCTTCCAGATTCTTTAGCGATTTCTTCATCTCATCCTGTTCTGCTTCAAGTCGTGAAATATTACTTTTCTGTAATGCAATTTCAGTCTCAACGTTTCCCATTCTGTCTAATAGATCACTAGTATCAGTACTTTTATCCCGATAGATCGTCCACAAAAGAGTACATACAGCAACTACACAGGCTGCAATTGTTCCAAAGTCCATTTTTAACACCTTATTATTCTAATATTAGTATTTATATTTAATATCCAGTAAAACTGGCTAAAGCAATACGGATTCCATTACCGCCCATCGCCTGTTGATATGTTTTTTGAAACCTGTTGATGTACTGAATCGAGAATGATGTACTGCTATTGCGTTTAATCACAATGCCTGAATATCCAGAAGTAGTACCATCAGTACTGTAATTACCAGGACATTGACTGATGCAAATCCACGGATTAGCAATAGTAGTATTCACAGTTAGAGCGTTTTTCAAATCATGTGATGGTGGTACTGTAATGAAATCTGATATACGAGGCATAGTACCGGCACTTGCCGCAGACCATATAAGATTACCAGCAGCATCAAAAACATCCAGATATCCAGACTGAATAGGCGTTGTATTACTACATATCATAAAGCGTCCTGTACCCTGTTCATACATACTCGCTCCAGGAAAACAGTAACTACCATCGGTAAAAAACTGAAACCACTTTAGCCCACTTTCGGGGAAAAATGGATATGGTAATGCACCCAACGTACTCCCATTACCAAAATCGCTAACGATTCTTGAATCTCCAATAACCTCCAATGACCCCATCGCTTTAACAGTACTAACCACAACTGATTTGTTCTGTGAGTCAATTGTTAACGCTCCCGCTGAATTATAAAGTTGAAAACCTGCCATCATCCCACCTTAAACATCGAATTTATATACATCAAAATAGAGCGTAGTAGGATAAGTACCACTAGTTGGTAAGTACTGAACTGTAAAAGCATCAGTACCGGGAATACAGTAATAATCATTCCACGGCATATTAGTTCGCAGTACTGCCAACCATCCATTGGGACGCATTGATGGAAATGGTATGCTCCATGTTGTAATCCCTGCTGATACTGCCAGACTGACAGTACCCATAAAACGCATATTGTAATCATTGAGATCAACGGTTAATGTTCCCGTTGCATCCCAACATTGTAAACCCTGTGCCATTTTTATTTCCCTATTACCATAATCCCATTCGTACACGTAACGTACCATTGTTATCAAATATCTGAATGAGGTTGTTACTGATTGTCATTCGTCCAGTACCGCCAGCACCATTAATATATAAATTACCTGCCTTATCCATTAACCATCCGGTACTGTTAGGTACATAATTATTACTCTGAATGTACTGGCCTTTTTTTGCGTTAGTAATTGCCCCGTCAATCACATTTAGTGAATTTACGCTTCCCTGAGCAAGCTTTAAATTGGTTATAGCAGCGTCGGCAATATAAGCTGTACCTAATGAGCCAGACTGTATAATGGCATTATTGAGATATGTTGTATTTCCAACAATAGCAAATGGAGCTACCGCACCAACTGTTGCACCCGCTGATGGAGCCACTAATAATTTATCTGCAACAAAATAGATAGCACTATTATTTACAGTCCCCTGACTCGCAACAAGTCGAATACCCGATACAACACCATTCGCATTTGCAGAAAGTGTGTAAGATGCATCTACAGTACTTTTATCTGCTTTTGCAGTCATTTGTTGGTTAACACCCGCAATTTGATTATCAGTACTGGCCTTGAGCTGTGTAATCGCCTGTGTTTGTGCGGAATTGTTATCTACAACGGTCTGATTCAATGTAGTGATTTTTGCAGTATTACCATCAACTATATTTTTCAGTGTGTCCACGCGAGTATTGGTATATGTTGTACTCTGATTTACTGCACTGGATAAGGTTGTATCAAGCTTATTCTGTAAATTAATAACACTTTCAATCTGTGCTGCATCTTCCTCAGTAAACTGATAACGTGAATTAATCTGAATCGTCTGTTCAGTACTGTACTGAATACCATCCGTACCGAACATATCAAAAAGACCCATTTTGACTTTATATGTACCATCAACGATATTGGGTACAGAATCAAATGCTGGCTTATTTGAAATGAATGTACGAACCGAATTTCCTGATGTGATCACAAACTCAGCACCTGCATAATCCGGTAGTTCATTTGGAGTCCATGATACAAACAGATTACCAAATCCACCCGATATAGTAACACCCTGCACCAGTGGCATTTGTTTATTCTCGACCGTTATTTTCACTTCCTGACTATATGTAGAGGCAAGATACCCCTGTGCAATAATGCCTATTGTAGGTTTACGAATCTTCCGGCTGTTAAGAACAAATGTGTAATTAAAACTACTGTCCTGAGTATAGAACGTATCAATAAGGGTATTACCATTATAGATATTAACAATATAATACTTAAAATATTCAGTAAATGAACGACCGTTTACCAATAACGCTTTCTGATTATCCCACCGCAGATTAAAATCTGTCTGATCGGTAACATATGCAGATTCAGTACTGTTAATTAGTTTCAGACCTGTGATTGCAGGCAGAAGAAAATTATACCCCGGTATAATACCATTAAGGGTTAGTCGTTGACTGATTAATCCGATGTTATTGAATGCAACGACTGAGAAATCATAAGTGCCAGTGTCGCTTAGGTTGAATATTTCATAATCTGTTTTTAATTTATTTGTACTCCCTGCATAACTCCAGACATTGGATGTGCTCAATTTATAATACACATAGTAACCACGAAGGTTTGGATCAACACTTCCAGTCCATGACATGGTGACTACTGAACCAGTACTGATATTTCCCTTGCGAGATACCTGTAAATTCGTTGGTGGTAGAACAGTTAATGCTGGAAACTGCATTGAACCCGATGGCGACCATACGCCCGGATCAATCCCATCAAATATCGCATCAGGATATTCAACAGCAGTGATGGTTACATAACCTACACTGTCCTGCTTCGTTGCAACATCCTTTGACAATACCTTAAACTTCCCGTTAATTGCCAGTTCTTCATTACTGACATTAATAGCATCCCATACTTTCAAGTCCCACCCTTCACTTGTTGTAAAGGTAATAGTACGCAAACTGTACTTTGCCTTGAGTACTTCATTGTTCACCATGCGAGATAATGTATCGGTATCATAGACCCATGAATAATCCCGACTCAGCGTGATAACCTGTCCATCTGTCCTGATGGCTTCATCAGAACTGATATCTGATGGAATACGCAATACATCAGTTGTGTACATTGATAATGGATTCGTATATTTCGCATCGATGGTATTAAAATAGTCAGTACTCCCTGATGTACTAATCTGTACCTGACCAAACATGTTTGATTCATCAAATGATGCAACTGACAGTGTTTTACGGTCTGTAGTCATGCAAATCTGACCCGCATGTACATACATGATCCCACCGAAGGATTGCAGTACATCCTCAATGTTCTGTTTATATGTATTGGAATAACTCATTGAACCATTTGCATAATATTCCATCTGATTACAATATGCGGCTGTCTCATAAAATGTATCAGTATTAATTAATGCAGGTTCAATCCCCATCCCATATTCTGTATTTGTTAAGTAATCATAAATGATTGATGGGGGATTACTGGTAGCGAATTTAGTACCAGTACTGAAATCATAGATTTCCATACCTTTCATTTCAGCAGTTAATGTGAACTGATCATTAACGAGAAGATTATTTTCCAGAGAATCCTGTGTTTTCTTGATAACAACTGAAATGCTGACAACACCTTTACCAAGGAATTTATCTGTCCATTTCGGCCCGGCATACTGTTTAGCCAGTGTTTTTGTCGTAGTGTAATCACCACCAAAACGTACTTCGAGCTGTAGTATGTCCCGATACTTACTGGCAATACTCGCCTTTGGTACTACACCATCTGATGTGATTGGTACTGCAATGACAGGTTCATTATCGATATAGATTTGTTCAATATGTCTCTGAACACCTGCCATACACACAGCCTGTTCACTGAACAGGTACTGTGAACTGCCATCAGGGATGTTGTACCAGGCAACAATAGAACCGACCAGTATGAATGCTCCCCCACTGATACCGTTCTTATGGGGTAACTGACCACCGTAGAGTACTGGTAGTCCGGTCGTGGGTGACGTCGATCTACTCAGACTGTCTGCAACATCCCCATAGTTCTGTACTCCCAACTGGCTCAACATTGATGTTGCAACCAGACTTACGGCGGCACTGGCAGCCCCCCATCCAATAGCCGCTAATGCTGTACCACCAGAGAAGTACACCGCCGCTGCCACGATGACGCCCGTTATTACTGCGGAGAAAAAACCTCCTAAACTCTTACCCATTTATGTTTTCCTTACTCTGTAATATTTCCCATCCGTGGGTTTTTGTATTAACTGAAAATGTTCATGTTTATCATCGATACCTAACAGGCGACCGGATACAACCACACCCATAATCAGGGGATTATCTGAATCTAACCAGATATCGCCATCAATAGTATGTGTAACCTCATCGCAATAGGTCTGTACTATCTGACCAGTATGTTCCCAGCCATCAGTATTTAAACCCTTAATACCCGCTTTGATAGTTTTATATTTTCTGTCAGAGAATGTAGTACCAGCGAAGAGGTCAATTATTTTCAGTACTGTCATATTACAGTCGTTATCACAAAGTTTGTGGGGGTTATCTATCGCGTACTGAATAATGTCCATTAATTGATTATGTAAATTCATTATTTGTATTTCCATGTCTGATTTTGATTAACCTGTCCCAATAAACTAAAATAAGCATCTGATGGATAATATGACTGATATACAGAATTCGCGGCAATCATTGGAGGTTGTCTGTCCAGTTTTTTATAGACTGAGTTTATATAAACAGTCATTTCATTCTTCATATCATTAGGATCTGCTACCGCCTGAATGTAATCGATGAAACCTGAAAACATGAGCATTGAATACAGTACTGTACTGTCAAACGGATTCAGAATGGCTAACGTAATATTCATCTGTGCATCCTTGAGAAATCCACCAAGAGCAAGCTGTCGTACTGATGTATTGACATTACTGATTTTCATATTGATAGCGTCATTGCTGATGCCTTTCTGTTCAGTGAACGATGGTAATGAATCAGTCACAACATCTGGAAAACTAATATAGTTATTCCCATTCAATACAATATCTATTAGTCCATCTGTCCAGTGAAATGCACTGTATCCCTTTGGCAATACATCAAAGCAAATCACATGAACACCCAGTGACATAAGTTCAGTAATCGTCAATCTTGTTTTATTACCACCGCGAACGAGATTCCAGTACTTTAATAGCTGTACATTTGTTAATATATTTTCATCCATTATGTGATATTCTCCATTGCCTTGAGTTGAAGGTTCATGACATTAGTGATACCCATCGTGTAATCATTATCAGGATCGAGTACTGCCTCAATCATTAGATTGTTATAGGTAATGGGTTCATTAATCTGTACGGTATTCTGTAATGCAGGGAACAGTGTTAATGAGGTATCAGTACGGTCAATAATTCGGTAAATTTTAATATGATTCTGAAACTGAATCAGTTCACCTACTGCCATTGAATTGGCGTTTGTACTGACAATTCGTGTGCCTTTATTCGCTACTGACTGGCTCTCTAATGCACCTGTCTGTGCTCCCTGATAGACACCCATATGACCCAAAGAGATTGTGAACGGTTTCCCCTGTGAATGCTCTGCAATAAAGTTCATAACTTCATTTCGTTCTTTAACATTAAACGTTAATTGAAATGAAATCTGATAATACTGAATCCCAGTACTGCGAATAATCCGTTGACCTGTCCATGATTTGTTAGAGTACATCGGTTCAGTACTCTTAATTTGCACATTGTTTATTTTGATTTTATTAGTAAAAGATGTCATGATCTCTCCCTGTCTTCTTATACTGGGTATTTATACAATGGATTTAATAATTGAATTTACTAAAAACATTTTGCCCATATTTAATATTGTTGCGTTTCCGATATTTTTTCTGATTATCGCTTCTTTTGTAGTTTATAGATCAGGCAATTTCGGCCTGGTATCAAACAAGATTTGGAATTTTTTCATAGGTGAGAAAAAATACTTTGATGAAGCACTGGACAAGCTTGAACAAGAAGAACATGATGTCGCCAGGTTCAATTTTAAAAATAATCTAAAGTTCACGGAAAAATCACAGATAATTACATTCATCGAAAGCATTAAGAAATATGACATCGATATTTCTGTTTATGTTGGTTTACGGCGTTACTATAACCCTAAAACTGATAAAGTTAAGAAATACAAATCAAAAGATATGGCTACTTCTGTTTTCATTTTCATACTTATGCTTTTAATACTTTTATCGCTTATAATCGCTGCTGTATTTGCAAAGGCACCACGAGGTTTTGAATTGTTTACTGTTCTCTTCTACATAGTTTCAATGACATTTTTTAGTTTTCTTACTTTTTCAGATATTTTAGAAAAACTGAAAGCAAGGCGAGCCAGAAAAGAAATTTATGCTAAAAAACGTAAGTACAGGAACCGGAAATCGTGACGCATCTTTATGTATTACGTCTCTGTGCGGTACGTACTGCCTGATTTACACTATTAGCATGTTTCTTTAGCATCTCATTGAATTTGGCATCACTACCAGACACATCACCCTGTATGATAAGGGGAGCGTTGATTGTGATATCACCACCAGTACTGTTACTCTTCTCCTGATTATCGAGGAAAGATGTCAATTTCTTGTTCGCTTCTGGCTGTACTACCCGTTCACCCGCTTTCAGTACGAAAGACTTGTTATCGTAGCTTGCTGGGAGTTCATCAACACCGCCATGAAACTGACCCGATGAAGCACCTTTAGCAGTACTGATGATACTCATACCGAGTGAAAGTACCTTAGCATAACTCGCTAATGATGCCGGGAACGGCTGGGCTAGTGCCTGTGCCAGTGCTGACTGAATTGACAGTACTGTCTGTGCGATTGTGATCCCGCGACTGACCATGAATGCGGCTTTGGCTGCACCTGAACTCTCACCAAATGCGGCAACCATCGCACCAGAGAGACTTTTTGCAGCATCACTAAAAATACTCAATTCAGCCTGTGAATGCTGGTAACTGATATCAATAGCCTTAGCGTTGTACTTTGCGGTTATCTCCGCTTTGCGTTTCTCATAATCCTCATGACCTTTCAGTAACATATCATTCTGAGCTAGTTCAAGATTCATCGCATCAGTATTCTCTTTCTGTAATTGTGCCGTGTTATCATAAGCAAAGGGATTATCACCATTAGTACGTTCATTCTGTTGATCAGCGAGAAACGTTTTTTGCTGGTCATTGAGATTACCACTATCAATGAGATTGTTTGTATCTCTCAATGATTTGTTGGGATCTTGATAACCAATCATCTGATTAACCATTTCAGTACGTTTTGCTGCTGCACTTACCTTTTGATTATTCAGGTACTGTTCCAGTTCATTCTTGGAGAGTCCGAGCGTTTTCGCACTGGCATTAATTGATTTAACTAATTCATCCTGTTGCCTGTCGAATTCTGCTAACTGGCGTGCATTACTATCAATGGTCATATCTGAAATGGCTTTGTTCAATACCTTACGTGCTGCAATCTCTTTATCTGCACGTGCTTTAGCTTCTGCTGCGGCTTTTTTCGCTGCTTCTTCCGCTTTCTTCCTGGCATCCTCAGCATCCTTATTGAGTTGTTTGTTCAGATTTTCACGTTTCTCTTTTACACCAGCATTCCATTGCTCTAATGCAGTATTCATTTCAGAAGTACTGCCATGATAGGCTGAGTATAAAGATTTCTTAATTGCATCCTTCATTTGTGAATCTTGTGTTTTTAAATCACTAAGTTGATCAAGGATCTTTTGTCGTGAAGTTTGCAATGGCTTCATTGCATTTTTTAATGTATTCGCATCACTACCATCAGTGGCTGGTTTAAATGCCTTTGACATATTGTCATTAACATCACTTGTATATTTTTTTAGTTCTTCACTCTTCTTTTTCGCGGCGTCAACTGCCTGTTGTTGATCTTCTGCCAACTGAGCACCATAGATTGATGAATTTCTCAGTAGTTCATTCTGAAAACCCTTTTGGTACTCCTCTACCTGTTTATAACTTCCTGACTGGTCGCATAGGCAGAATTAGAAACCGGAGCACTATTAATAATACTGGTCATCAGGTCAAGAATATCAGCTAATCTGTCTGCTATTGGGGCCAGTACTGCATAGTTCCATTTTTCCCATGCATTTGATAAGTTATTAGTAGAATCGCGGTACTTTTCAAATGATGCACTTTGTTCATCCGTTAACTGAACGGTTTGTTTGCTTAATGCAATCTGGTATTCCTGTTCTGAATTGTACTGACTCAGTACTGGTAATCTTTTTGTCATGTCATTACCGATTGTCTCAGACATATTCACCAGTTGTTGAGCACTATAGCCCTGTGCTTTTGCAGCAAAGTAAATTTTTGCGAATACATCATCACCTGCTGCCGCCATTTTTTGTAACTCGACAATATTCAACTTCAATGGTTGAATTACGTCCGTTAAGAATGAACCAGCATTATTAGTAATCGCATCGCCTAATTTGTCCTTCGCATCTTTGATCTGATTAGAAACTTGGTCCATTGTAAGACCAACTTTTGCGTACATATTCGCCATTTGCTGAATTTGACTCAGACTCGTCAGACTCAGACTTGCTGCCTGGAAAACTTCAAAAGATTTTTCAGCACTGTCCATTACACGTGAGAATGTTAATGCTATACCCGCTCCCGCTACAGCTACCGTACCAGCGAGACCAGTAAATGCTAACCCGGCTTTACCCATGCCACCACTTAGCGTACTGGTAAATTCCTCAACAATACCGCCACTTTGAGAACCAAATTCATCTAGTGATTGAGTGCTTCGTCTCAATGCTTTTTGTAATGGAGTAATATCACCATCAAGCGTAACTCTAATATCATTATTATTTGCCATTATTTTTCCCTAAAGCAATTTTCCTTATTTGTTCTCCAAGTGATGTAATATCATTGGTTTGTTTCTCCTTAATCTTCTCTAAATGACGTTCATGACGCTCTTTAGTCGTGAGGTTTTCACCATCTATAATCTGTAGAAAATCGAAATCAGTAATTTTCAAACCTTTTCGAAATGACTCAGTGAGATTTGGATTTGAAATTGCCTCTGAATAACAGCGATGAGCATGAAATAACATATCAATTTTTGTACCAGAAGGCTCAATATATGCGTCATATACCATTAATGCTTCAAGCACATCTGGATCTAAATTATTAAATTCATCAGGACTGAGGCCACGCCTGTTCACCATTTTACAAAAGTAATTCAGATACTGATCACTTCTTACTTTTTTTCGATTTCATCAACTTTATCAGCAGAGACAAGATCCATAATTCCCATATAGATTTTATTTGCCATTTTAAAATCAATGCTATTAACGTTAATACGCCCTTCCACATCTTCTGTACTGAAAACAGGATCGCCATTTTCATCTTTAACGCATAAGACTAAAGTACTTTCAAGAGATTTACATTCCGGTAGATCACGTTGTGTCGGACGATGAATCTGTACGGTAATACCCGGTTCAATTTCAAAAGTATGTAGGCTTGGTTTTAATTTTTTCTTTAATTGTTCAATATTCATATTATTACTTCCATAAAAAAAGGTAAGGATTATTCCTTACCTTATTTATTAGTTCAGTATTATACAGTTGGTAGAATACCCGCCTGAATCGCCGCACCATCAACTGCAAGATTGAAGGTTTTGGTCACGACTGCATCTTTATCACCCGCCAGGGTAGTACTTGACACAAAGCATGTATAGATTACATAGAAACCATCGTTATGTGTTGAGTCATTATAGTACTCAAGTTTTATCTGACAGCGTTTCTGCTCATCAGCAAGGGTTTCAAGTAATTTATGAACTGTATTGTCAGGTAAGTAGTTAACAGTTAATTCAATATCGGGTATTGATTTAGTACCTAACAGTTTACGATTATATGCACTATTAAAAGTGACCACATCGATTACAGTACTTTCAAAACCTGATGTAGTGAATACGCCAACTTCCGGTACAACCTGAAAATCGGTTGCGACTGTAGAGCCAGCAGTACCAATGCTAACAGCGAGGTTAGCACCAGAAAAAATATCCATTGCCATTTTATATCCTTATATAAGTTTATGGGAATTCCTTTCCCTTATTTATTAATTTTTAGTTCCGAAATTTCATTTTGAAGGTTGTCTATCTTCCAGATATTTGACTCTGGATGATAGCTCTTCAATGATATATTGTTGTGCCTGTATTGCCTGAGTGAGTTTGGCAATCATGGGAACCTGATTCAGATAATAAGCGTCTGGATTATTAGGATCTTCTTCAATATCATAATCTTCTGGCAGTCCTTTTCCCCCTACGCATTCCGGGGATACCGCAATCAGGTCGTTTGCGATAAAACCAAGCATGTTTTCAGTTTCTGGAATTATTCCCCGTTCCTTCATTTTAAATACAGCGGGTGCCCATAATAAAACTTCGCTCAATGCTTTTTTAGTATCTGTTACATAAACAATATCTTTTTTGAGCCGTTTATCAGATGTACTGGACAAGCTTACAATACCAACATTGCTAGTATCAATCCAGGCCTCTAGCTGTGAGGATGTGTTCCAGTAAAATTGCCAGGTATTGCCCTGATATGGGCCGCTACCGCCCTGTTTGCCAAATATTCCCCTAACGCTGTTAATAACGGAGTCGCCCATTGCGATAGTCCCACCAGCACTACCCCCTCTTGCAATATTCAGGTTTCCGTCTGAGCAATTCAGTCCCCACAATGCATTTGCATCACCGTTACCTCTGTATATATTGATGCCGCCCGCATAGTTTGCACCACCAACACGAATCCCCCCATTAACACGGAAAGAAATGTTACCTGTAGCGGCAGAAACTTCCAATGCATTAGTTTCTGTATGTATAATACGTGCAGTATAGTCTGTAGTAGAGTTATTATAGTGAAAATCTATTACAGGAGTTGCACCAATTAATTCTAGTCCCGCGAACCAGGGAGCAGTCTCTGTACCTAATCCCAGATTAGATCTGGCTGCTGATGCTGTAGTTGCACCAGTACCACCATTTGCTATAGTAAGGGCATTACTTAAAGCAAGTTTAGATATAGCCACACTATTGGCTTCTATAGTAATATTACCTTGCCCTATACTACTATTTCCTCCTGAAGCTATAATACGAGAATCATAGTCAATATTATTACCGGATGAGTGAAAATCAATAAACGGGGTCGAAGTATTAGTTGTGCTACCTAACTCCACAGCGGTAGCAAGTGATATGTAGGGAAAAGTCTGAGCCTGGCTCCATGAATTAGCTCCATTCAGCAAAGGAACAGTATTACCACTGTTACCAACGTTAAATTGAGCGGCTGTACCAAGACCTAAATTAGCTCTTGCAGTACTGACATTTGCAACATCAGATAGATTACTTGATATCTTTAACTGAGCATCATTGGTTACATTACCAAGACCTAAGTTAGCTCTTGCAGTACTGGCGTTTGCCACATCTGAGAGATTCGCAGCGATCTTCAACTGTGGATCATTGGTTACTGTACCTAAGCCTACATCAGCCTTGGTGACTACGACATTACCCGATAATGGATGATCATTAACTGTAGTAGTTTTATCGACATACTTAGCAGTTGTTTCAGCCTTACTGTATACGTCAAGATTAGTTCTGGCAGTACTGGCATTAGCCACATCTGAGAGGTTCGCAGAGATCTTCAATTGTGGATCATTGGTTACAGTACTCAAGCCAACATCGGCCTTTGATAACGACACGTCAGTACTGAGCGAATAGCCATTGATAGTTCTGCTCATCGGCACATACTGCCCTGCGATCTGTGTCGCTGTCAGTATGCGGGACCAGGCAGTAGAGGCATTCTTCGCATAAATCGCGAGTGCTCCACTTTTACTGATTGCCAGTGAACATACTGAATTTACATCCACCAGACCAATACCGAGCATATCAGCTCCTACTGGATTACCATCCTGATTAGCCGGAACCTTGATAAAACTGTTACCTGCGGGTACGTCTGCTATGTACTGTGGTACGTCTACACCATTTGATCCGATGCCATAGTCGCCCTGGAAAACAGCGACTAATGCATTAATCGTTGTTGAACGTGCAATGACATCCTCTGGTGTAAATGTATAGGTTTTTGTCAGTACTGAATCCTTATCGCCATTAACCATTGACGCCGTAATGGAACCATTCACGATTGCATAATCAATCGTACCTTCGCTTTGTCGGTAATTGAGTACAACCTGAAATTCCTGTCCAGATTCGGCCATTTGATCAAGGTACTGGTGTGATCCATCATCCGGTATGTAATTCACAACAATGCTAAAGGGATCTATTCCCTGCTCTGCCATGAGTTTTGTTTCATACTCACTATCATATGTTTCAATAGACCGTGTACTGGAATTAATTTTCAGTACTGGAAATGCGGCAATTTCATTAATAAGAAGATTACCCGCCCCCTGTGGGGATGTATTACCCGTGTCACTATTGACATATAATTTAAAATTTAAACCTGTATATATGTCTGTCATAGTAGATCCTTGTTATTGTTTTTCGATTACTATGATATTTATTGTAAAAGCCAGACTTACTGAACCCGTTGTAGGATCGGTAACTATGTCACCCTGCTCATATGAATACCCTATCAAAACTAAATCATTATCCCGGAAAGTCTTACCTTTCTGTTCATCAAATACCGTGATGATTTCATCATACGTGAGCGAAGGTGCAGTACTGCCATTTGTCGGATTCGGTGAAATCAAATACTGAACAGTAATGTTTGCCTGATAGCGTTGATTAGTACCGAAATTGATACTCTGTTTGCTAAAGTTGAATGCAATTTCTTCAAAAATATCACTGTCACGTGACGTTTTGAGATTTTTTGTACTGTTAATTAGCGTTTTAATTGTTTTGCGTACATTGGAGATTAGCTGTGACATTAATAGTCCTCCGCGAAGTGTTGTCCTTCCTCAGTGCGGTAATAGATATCTAATAAACCGGACAGATCATCAACAATGTTATAGACTGTGTATTTTACGTCCCGAATAAGCAGTACTGAACCGATAGTGACGGTACTGATATCTGATTTTTTTACCGTGCAATATGTTTCATATGATTCGATGAAAGCACCACTACCGCTGGATACAGTTACGGGAACCATTTCAAGAATGGCCCTGAAAGTGGTTCCCGCTTCTGTTTGTACTGTTTCACCAAAAGCATTTATGAACACATCACATTGTGATGGTTTAAATGCTCTCATATATTATGAACCGATTTTAATTACACGGAATGCTTCTGGATTGGTGAGTGCAAAGTCAATATCAGCCCACACACGAGCAATAACAGAACCACGATTACGATTAGTTGTATCATCCATATCGAGTTCTAAACTGTCACCCCATTGAGCAATCGCCAGTTTTGAAAAGTCACCGAGAATGACGAAATCCCCAGCACCAGCCAGTACTTTACTGTCATAGGCAGGTACACCACAGAGATCACCGTCATCAAACAAATACACTGCGGCGGTATTCGTACCACGTAATGTAGTACGTAGTGTCGCTTTAGTAGATGGGGACATTACAGCACTGATATTACCGAAGTTTACACCCTCATCACCCAGCTCACCCTGAGCCTCTACGATACTGCCATAATCGTAGGCAGTGATAGTTTTAACATGACCTGCTGCAATAGCTGCATCCACTACTGCTTTCATAATGATGGTTTCAAGACGTTCTGCGGAACCCGCAACAATAGCCTGAGAAACAATCTGTTCAATCTGAGGACAGGATTTCACGACTGTACGCGATAACGGTACTGAACCCGTGAAAGTACGTGGTTTCATCACTACTGATTCGAAATTCGCGTCAACTTCTGGTGATACGCCATTCTCCGAAATGAAATCGAAGGTTTTAGTGAAATCACCGGATAGTTTTGGTAATGCTATTTCTGAGGTTAAACCAGTGTACATCTGTACCGGAAAGTTTTTTAATACACTGTTTGCACGTAGTACATCAATAAATGAACCGTACAGTACATCAGTATGAATAACATCTTTCGCTGTCGTGGTTGTCACACCAGCACGAATGAAATCAGCATTACTGATGATGACACCATTTTTACCGTACTGTGCATCTGTATTTTTTCCATCGAGCATATTACGCATCAATGCGTTTAGAGAAAATTCCATTTTTATATCTTCCTTGATAGTTGTATTTTTATTCATGACCTGGCGTTTAAATCCATCAATGGATAAACCAGATTTAATCGCCTCATCACGAATGGAATCGGCTGTATTAAACGCACGTGAAATGGCGTTTATTTCATTTATACGTTCGTCTTCCTGAACATCCTGTTCTGGTTCAGACTCTGTATTTATTGATTCTTCTGTTTCAGTACTGGATTCCTGTTCAGCATTTGCTTCTGTTATTTCAGTACTGGATTCCTGTTCAGTATTTGTTTCTGTTAGTTCAGTACTGGATTTCTGTTCATCATCCGTATTATTTTCTAATGCCCGACCGATACCAACTTCATTATCTGCGGGTACTGATACCATGCTGATTTCATAAGGTTCCCATTGAGTAATAAGTAAATCATTCCCGGCAATTTGATAATCCAGAATTGAGTACCCTACTGAAACCTTCTGTAATGTACGCTCCTGCACCATCGCATATTTTTCAGCACCTAAACCTACAGAACTGAAACGAACTAATGCACGTCCCACACGGTCTGAATCGATAGTTGCTGATTCAATAGTTCCGATATGAGCATCCATATTATGATTGAATAATAAGGCAGCACCGGAATTTAAACGGTCCAGTAAAACATTCTCAGTACCGTGAAGAAGGATTTCATTGTATTCCTGACCACCAATATTACGAGTCACTGGCGTTTCAGAACTGAATGCTAACAGGACAGTAGTACTGTCATTATCTGAGAGACTATTTTCACTCGTTAGTGTCATCTCCCGTTTCTGTGTTTTGTTTATTTCCATCTGAACTTCCCTGTTCATTATTTGTTGTTGTATTTATTCCCTTCTCCCTTTCAAGTTCTTCAAATACGTGTTGTGGCTCCATGCCTAAATCACGGATTATCTGAGAACGGGATTTAACACCCATGTTTAGAAGTATCTGCTCGTACTGAGCATCTTTAACAGGATCAAGACTGACGGGTTTAACTGTTATAAAGGTACAATTCGCAATGTTTTCAAAATCCACAAATGACAGATTATTGAGTTCTGTCACCATCAGTCGTTTAATAAACTCGCGGTAGATCGGTCTCAGTACTTTACTGATGAGTAAATTACTGCGGGTTTTAAAACCTTCCCGTGATATCCGATCTGCCATTTTCGCAGCACTGAATGATGCGTTTTGGGTGTCACCAGTAAGCATAGATTTGGGTACACCCAGACCAGTACTGATAGTGGTGAGTACTGCATCACTGAATTCGGTGATCTTGTCCGTGCCTGCGGTCGGATTCAGTGTCTGAATGTTCTGACCAGGCTGTAACTCTTTTATGGTTCCAGGTTCAAAGTACTCTATGTGTTCACGTGGTTCAGATTCAGTATCGAGTAGTTCATCCTGCGTGGTATCACTGTTAGTGACAAAACCCATAGCCGAACTGGCTATCTTCTTCTGAATGACTGCCGCTTCGTTATAACTGTTGAAGTCTTCCAGCGTTTTAAACACGCTGATACAGTCAGGGAATCCGCGTTCCTGCCCTGCGTACTCTGGTACGAAATAATGAAGGATCTCATCTGCCGGAACACGTTCAGTACTGGAAGCGTTAACCGTGTAATTCAGTGGGTTGATATCTGCTACATGGTAAGCCAGTACTTTCCCGTTACGATCACGTTCAATACCATTACTGATATAGGAACCGTTATTGAGCAGTTCATTTTTGGTACCAGGAATACGGGCCGCATCTATGACTGATATCTGTAGTTCCCGTCCCGGATGGATACGAATAAAACATTCACCATCGGTAGCTCGTGTACGTTCTGCAAGTGCCTGAAATATATCGAATGAAAGAGTTCCGTCCAGTGAAAAACGTGAGGCATCAGAAGCCCATTCATAGAACATTTTCTCCAGACGATCCGCCAGTTCCTGATTTGTCTGTTCACCCATTATCGGGGCTGGCCTGACAGTGATCCCGTCAGCACCGGCTACAGCATTTGAACTCATCTGTACGTAACGGCGGGCATAGGGATTCTGTAGCGTGAGAGAACGGGATGCATCACGTAATGCTGTCAGTGACTGTCGCAGCACTGCATTGATATTAACGTTCTGAACACCCGTACCGTATGTACCGAGAATGCGTGTAGGCAATCCTGTTAAAGAACGGGTTTCACTTTTGAATTCCGAAGTACTGTTATGTATTCTTTTCTTTCTGGCTGGTTTTGATTGTGGCAGTTCCGGTTGTGGATGAGTCTGCCGTGTATTAAAAGGCCACATTTCCGTGTGCTCCTGTTTTAGCGGCAATGTATTGTTGATTTAAAAAATCCAGTACTGCCATTTTTCATTTTACGTTTTAATTCATTTACCTGAATGGTTATTGAATTTTTCAGACTCATGAGTGTATTTAAATCCTCATGAATTAATGTTTTGTTATTAATTGTCAGTTGTGAATTATCATTATTAATACGTGCACTGATGATGACATTGATATCATCAAGTTGTTTTTGCAGTTCTGACAATCTGTTGGTTTGTGCCATCGGATCAATAACTGTTATATTACTGATACGCATGTTCCCGTCTGTATTTATTACTACGGTATAGTACCCTGCTGTAAAATTTTTCGTATCGATTAATGCCGTTACATCATCGGCATTTTCATTTTTATATTCATATAGCGTTTGGGTACTGTTCCCGATTTTAATAACTGTATTGGCCGGGAGTACTTCATATAGCACCTCACCAATATAAATCTTGTCTTTCATTTATCCTCCGAACCATGATTTTCCGAGCGTAGTATTAGTTCTGGAGTATTTATTCGTTTTAATCTCTGATGGTGGCTGTACTGGAAGTACGGTTTCTTCGCGTGTTGTTTGCTTATATTCACGTAATTTTTTGAACGGTTGAGTACCCAATTTTGAAAGGGCAAGTTTCATCATTGCCAGTGAGTACACAAGTGTGTCCAGGGCTTCGTTACGTCTGCCGGGTATACACTTCCAGCGAAACCCCGTACCAGAACGTTCCAGTGTTTCCGAGGTTAACTGGTCGAAATAGTCATCAGGGAGATCATTAGCGAATCGTATCTTGAGCGGTGCGTCGTTCTTTTCTGACAAGGCATTATTCAGTAATGAAAGTACCCAGTTCTTACCCTGATGTACATTGAGCATGTAGAACTGACGTCCCTCAGATGTACTGGACTTGAATAACGGACCATTGGTACTACTGCTACCCTTGATTGCTTCGAATCGTTTATACGCCTGACAGAATGAATGTACTGTCTGTGTCGCTCTGCCGTTTCCACTGTCAACCGCAACTTTGAGTACAGGCACTGTACGACCGGATACCGTTCTGAACTTCTGCTGACAGAATACAGCGAGATCGGTATATGCCTTTGCCCCTTTAATCTCACAGTTGGGTGAGTAGAAGTACCGATAACCGAGAACGAATAGCTCTGATTCATTGAATCCCATTACCAGGGCTTCTAACCTGTCTAGTTGTTGGTCACAACCAATGACAATTCCTAGTACTGAATCAGGTATATGGGTTAAATCAAATGATTCATCCCTCAGTGCTTCGAACTGGAGATCATCAAGTTCATCCTGGAACTCTGAATAATGCAGGCCGAGTACTGTGTTATAGAACGACTGGTAATTATATTCATACCATGCCATTTCAAATTCTTTTGCGATGGCCTGAATGGTACTGTTCGGTGAGTACAGACGGTTAATATAGAATCCGGCGGTATCAGTTACCTGGGGATTGGTGGCAACCCAACGACCACACGCAACCATTCGTACACGTTGTGCTTCTGTTATTTCAGTATGACATTCAGGACAAAGTAATCTGGCAGTACTGCTATCAGGGAGATCACGCCGTCCAACCTTTCGCCATTCAAACTTTACGTTTTCCCACTTTAAGGTATGTTCATGCTCGCAGTGTGGGCATCTACAGAAATACTCCCGTTGATCACTGTTCTGGTACTCAACATCAATAGCATCGCCGGAGAAGGTGGGTGTACTTGAAATGAGTATCTTCGCTTCCTGTCCGAAATCGGTAGCACGTTGTTCCGCTAATCGAATTGGATTCCCCTCATCCGTATTCTGATCAATGGCTGATATCTCATCCAGAATAATTCGTTTTAATGTTTTTCCCCTGAGTGCCTTTGCACTACCAAGCGTCATGAAGTACAGAAAGTTCCCATCACGCAATTCAATCTGGTTCTGATTATTTGCTTTTGTCTTATCATTCTTATCTGTTACAAGATCTTTTAGTACTGGAACAGCATCAATGGTTTTATCTATTTTCCCAGATTTCCATTGTTTCAGTTCTGCCAGTGATGATTGAGCAATACCGATATTAGAACTGTCAGTACTCATCCAGTAGAATAATGCCGAATTCAATATTGTCGTTTTTGCGATTTGAGCACTCGTCTTATAAATGATTTTCTTGTATCGGTTATCTTCAATGATATCCAGCATCTCACGCTGAAATGAGTACAGTTTGATTTTCTGTCCGGCTGCGGCACCATCTGGAAGTACTAAATGTTTCTCTGCCCATACTGAGGGTTTATATTTAATTGGTGGGATCAGATGGCGTACTGACTTGTTCAGTACTGTCGATATGTTCATCCGTGAACGTTCCTTCCATTGTCATTGTTCCTATCTCATTAAGAATTTCATCAATGCGTTGCAGTAAAATCCGTTTCACTGCAAGTGCATCAGCTTGCTCGTGTATCTCGTGGTGTACTCTGTTTGGTAATGTACGCAGATAATCACGCATCGCTTTGAAGTACTGCGAGAGTTCACGCTCTACGGTGCTGGCTTCCATCAGTTCACCAGTTTTGACCCGTACCTCTGCCTCTGCAAGATCTGCCTCTGCCTGGAGTTTGCGTAATCGTTCACGCTGAATCTGTTCATTGATATCAGTTTCACGTAATGGCTTGAGGACATTTTGTACTATCCATTCACGTGTATTATGTTCATCGATATCATCACCAATTGGCATTCCCTTATCACGCCATTGTCTTACAGTACTTTCATCATAGCCATATTGTTTAGCTAATGCCCTTAAACTAATCATGTTTAAACCTCTTATCATTATTAAAGTATTTATCTTCTTTGCCGATAACTAGATTGTTTTTTTACGAATGGATGGATTCATGGGATTAAGACAAGATAAAATTTTAGTGCAAGCACTCATGCAAAAATTCCTTACAGATGAGACAATAAGGAAGAAAATTAGATTTATTTGCGGGAAGCATAAAAATGATTGGGAAAAATGGTTACAACTTGAAGTTGCATATTTCATATCTCAAATTGATGGATTATTTGTTGAAAAGGAAGTTCAAGCTTTTCCTGATAAAAGAATGCTTAAAAATAGATACAACATGTTTATCGATTTGGCATTTCGACAGAAACGTACACGCTATAATTCCTACATTTTTCTTGAATTTAAATGCTCAAACAACGTTCAGCCGCTAATAAATGGCTTCGAGCGTGACATTGATAAAATTAACTCTATCAAAAAGTGTTTATTGGATCAGCGTTCTTTTTGGTGTGTAGGTTTTCATCGAAATTGCAGTGATCGTAGCATCTCTAAAATGCGAGATTATGTCAAAGACATGAATGGTTTCTACAGTGTTATCAGGCTTTGTGATTGTGACGATGATGCAGATTGCGAATGCGAAGATGCTAGAGTTGGATTTGCTGTAATTTAGACAGCTTGCGGTGCGGGGTAAATTACACTCCGCATTCACATGAAAATATGAGGGGTGCCGAAACCTCGCGATATTCGTCGAACGTCGGAGAACCTACGCGAAATTCTTCATTCTGAATGGAAATGGTAGTACTGTGATAGTACTACCATTTTTAATTTATAAATCATCATTGATATGTACCGAACTATTCACCCCTTCCATGAACTCATGATTAAACTGAGTACTGACACCTTTCCCAACACGCCCTACATGCTGGTAGTATGGATGCAAGTCAGTTATGCGAGCTTCGTTTATCACACATCCAGTACTGGACTGTTCATTTATGTACACCTTGTTAAAATGACACTCAGATTGAAACTGCGGCCTGTAGTACTGCACTCCATTACGAATACCAGCATCGAATAAAACAACAGCCTGGTTATCAACATAACCAACAAAAGCTTTATCCATCCATGAATAGTGATGAGATGTGCATGAAGTGCATAACATGATGAGTATTACGATAAACAATCTTTTCATTTTTTTCCTACATTAATTGTTCTACGCACCTCAAACGAATGTGTTTATACCTGCCAGTGTTGATACCCGGCACAATGAGGTGATTGCAGTATTTACTCATTTTATTCAGTACTGTCTGGAATATGGGCTTATCTCTGTTCACATCAGTAAATGCCTCATCCAGTACTAACCCGTCATAACAACCTTGCAGTACTGCGGCCAGATTCGTACTTGCATTACTACCGAGATTGCCTAGCCACAGTTTGTATCTCTCACGCAGTTCAAACAGAAGCCGGTTTCTTACGCCATCTGAATGATTGGGGAAGTCTTCTGTAATCATCAGTCGTAGGAATGGCAATTCGTTCTGTTCATGTGTCAGTACTGATGCCTGATGAAAATCAATAGGTATGATCAGTAGTAGATCGTTATCCATGAAGTACTGCCGTTTATCCTCAATATCTCTCAGTAATTGCGGGGTGTATTTACCCTGATATTGAAGCCCTATAACTCTTCCGTTGACCGTATGCAATACCCTACAAAACCCATCCATGCTGTTATATCCAATTTGAATAGATGATCAAATATTGATCATTTTTGATATTAATGGAAGTGGCAACAGCACGAAATGATCAATGTAACTAACTGAAAATGATCATTTTTTTAGATTAAGGCACTAGTGTAGTACTGCCACAATGAAAACGAAACGGTAACTTGAAGATTTGCATAATACTGTATATATTCACAGTACTACACATATGAGGCTACAGTGATGGGTAATAAAAATTTGTTCGACCCAGGTCAAAGATCAGGCATTCAACGTTTTGTAGATACCAGGGGGAACTGGTTCAGGGTGTGTTATTGGGGTTCTGGTCTGAGTGATGTACGGATAGGCGAGAGGATATTTTTTCAGAACTACAGGGGTGAGTACTGGTTCGGTACTATAGAACGTGACTGTTTCGTACTGATCTCTGATGTGCCGTTACAGAGAGTACACGATGGAGTTGATTTGATTAGGTCAGAGGAAGAGATGATGCGTGAACATGCATCAGGTTGGTTTGTTGATCAGGGTGAGTTACCGTTTTGAAATCCAATTCACGCCACACCCACACCATTAACAAACCTACCCATTGTGAGTGGGCGTGAATTCAAATTGTATATGATTTTATTATGTACCCGCAATAATTTTATTCGTACAACCATCTACCCGCCCGTGCTGATTCAATTAACATCCCGATAGTAAAAAGCGGAACGGGTACTGGTTCCGTTTTTTTAAATGGATTCCAAGAAATGGGGGTATCAGGGAAATATGTTTTTATATTAAAGTTCCCTCTTTCAACATGTAGTTCGTTGAAGTACTGCTCCATTAGATCTTCTGCCTCCAATTCATCGATAGACAGATCACTATCAAAATCCATTTCTGGACTTAAAATCACAGGTCTATCAGCCAAATCATACGCTCCCACATATGGGCGAAGGATTTCATACACTCGTTGCTCTATGATATCTGCCATAATTTATCATTCCCGTGTTCGAGATATAAAAAAAGAATTTAATCCATCATTTGAACTAACAATTGAATATCGTAATTTGCCTACAAAAACTTCATCATTCGGATAAGTATGTTTTATTAGTCCCATTACGATCTCTGATGATTTACCGCTTTTCATTTCACTCTCCCCCAATGTTGCTGAAACTGCTGAGAGTACTGTATGCAGTACGTTGAAACCGCCGTTCATAGTGCCATCACCAGATGTGACAATCATCATACTGGTGATCATTCCTGTATTATTATCTGATGTAATCAGTATGGCATTATGTTCATCCAGTTTCTGTTCAGACACAGTGGAATGATCAAGTTTTTTCGTCTGAAAATGAATCCTGAATGTTGAACCCAGTGCGATTAGGTTTTTCTGCATACGTGTAGTCAGAGTATCAATAGTGATATCAAGAGATTTCTGTGGCGTGGATTCAGTGCTAGTACTAACTGGTTCATTAGTTTCAGTACTGGAATCACTAAAATATATTATTGACGCTACTAAACAAACAAAACCTAATACAAAACCTCCCAATGTACCTGAAACACGGGCGACCAATTTACTACGGTTTTTATCCTGCATAGTACTGGAGATCGTACACCCGGCAATAGCCCACACCAGTAAACCAATCCCCAGTGGGGCCAGTACACTAACGTTCGTCATCATCATGTCCCTATTGGTATCAACAGAAACATGATGCTCTTATGGTAAATTTTTTGCAATATTACACATAACTAATATTATACTATATCGCAACCCTATTTCATGACAGCTAATTTGAAATCTTTTTCAGTCTTACCAGGATTTTTCTTCACATAAAGATTAAAATACTTCATTGCTACTGAGTTCAATTTGCCACGTGAATTAACATGAAATTCTTGACTATTGTAATGAGCATTCAGAGGAAATGCTTTTCGATAATCATTACTATGCTCCCTCAGAAAAACCTCGATATTCTGATATTCCGGCGAACTGTTTATTAATGCCAGGTACGCACCATTTTTAACAACGCAGCAGGTAATTTTTTGTTTACTGTTTTGTATTCTTTACCCTGAAAAACTACACGATATGAATTTGCTTGATTTTTAGTCTTGGGTAATGTTGTATCATCAGCACTTAACAAGTCTTTAAAATCATCAATACTTAAACCAGCATTACTTAACAGGTCTTTGAGTGTTTCAAGTTTTGCTGATTTATTTTGCTTTTCTTCTTCTCTCAATTGTGCTTGATAGTTAATGACATCAGTACTGAAAGTAGAGAGAGTAGTTTGAAGTACCTTCAATTCATCAGGATCAATCGTAGCAAGTTCTTCTTTGTCGAATGCCGAAAAATCATAAGGTTGAATTAGTAATTGTTTCACCGTCTTCGCTTTAATCGTCATAATGTTCTCCATGAATTTGTTAACATCATCAAGTGAAATGCTTTTTACATTTGAACTATTCAGTACTGCATGTTGATTGAGGACTTTAATCAAATCAGGTGTAATCAACTCCGGCCTACTAATATATATACCATAACGTCTGTTTATGTTGGGATTATTTTCGGTACTTACTATATCGATCTTGCTACCTACCCGTACAAGATAATGGGAAGGATTATCTGACATGGTTACAATGGTAGTGCTGCGAGTACTGCTAAGAGTACGTTTGTAGGGTTTTGGTTCCCATATCTGAAAGGTACTACGTGTCTCTGTATGTTCAAAAATACTATCAATGTCTCTCTCGTACACTACATGCCAGTAGGGATTGATCTGATCCTGCAATCTGGGTTTCTTGATACTACGGGGCATGATAAAACATATGGCGTGTGCCACCTTGCTGGCATGATTGAAAAAATCTATCGCGAGGCGTCCCCGGTTGCCAAATGGTGGATTGCCAATGTAGATACCTGGTACTGGATAGATAGTCAAAAAATCCGCTTTGATAGTGCTATCAAGTACTGGATCGATATCATAACCAATAACAGTAGGAAAATATTTACTAAATGAACCAGTACCTTCTGATGGTTCAACGTATGTTGTTTCAGTACCGTATCGTTCAATTATGATTTCTGATAACTGTCTGCTTATATGTTCTGGTGTGTAGTGCTGATCGTAAGTCATAAGATGCTCCCATGTACTGAATAGTTATCGGTACATGAGTATTAAACTTTAATCAAAATTACATGTAACTTTTCTACCGCTTCTATGACAGTATCTATGTATGGATTGATTAAACTTTCATTGAAATACTCATCCCTTCTTTCCCGAATAGTTAAGTACTGGAATGGTTCGCCTAAATTACGCATCTTAAAATCACGCGTTTCAATAGTCAATACGATGCCATCTGTACAGATACGAACTTCATCTGTTATGTAATGATAGTAGTATGTACCATCATCACCTTCTCTAAATTCAATTATCACTTTCGTAAATCCATTTTATTGTTTATGGTATTTACTATAATACATCTGAGTTGTGCATTGTCTTTGACTCATACTATCCAAAGGCAATAATATAACTTAATCTTTTGTTATGTTTTTCTCATCAACATCTTCGGTTTTTATTACATGAAAATCAGAATCAAAAAATATTATATTAGCCCCACCAACTTTATCACCATACATTTTAATACCCAATGATCGCTCCCCACATCTTTTAACTTTCTGACATTTTGAATTATAGTAACCAACAGATGTATATGGGCGACCATAATTATCAACCTGGTCAGTAGAAGTCATATCCCTAACAAACCTCTCCGATCCAGTTTTAGGATCAATGTATACAGCAATTGATAAGTCATTGCTAACCGTTACTTTATTCCCTTCATTAGTTATTAAATAAAACGCAGCATTTGCGTTGGTACTCGCTATCAATAATGCCGCGACTGTTAATAACTTCTTCATTTTACCCCCTAACATTTCAAGTAATCTTTTCATTTTTCTTAATGATTTCTTTTAAAGTATCTAAAGTTAGTACCTTACTGCCCCTATGTATCATTGCATGACAATTTGGACATAGTTGCCCCATGTGACTCGATGAATTGTTTCCTGTTCATTTTAGTATCCCTTTAAGTACTTCAATCTGAACATCGCTCTACACATTTTTACATAGTCTAATGCTCATTACATAGCCAAACAATATGCCGGATCAATGGATTCGTTTCATGTCTTGATTGAAAATTTCACCATCATGCCGGGAAATGATCAGATGGGGTATCGCTTCGCTCTTGGATGTACTGACTGAGTACATATTAGGAGGCTTAAACAGCCGACGGCACGCCTTTGTACAGCGAAATACTTTAGGCCGTAAGGCCGACCCCGTATTATTATTTGTACTTATTAGTACATAAAGAGAAAATATTATGATGTACTGAATCTGGCGAGGTACGAGCGAGTTCAGTACATCTTAATATAGCCGCGAATGAGCGGAGCGAATTCGTGTGCTATCTTAATTATATAAAGGGATATAATCTCTATAAGGCGGTACATACCGCCTTATGTCGTAACACTGCGTACATCAAACGGGCTTGCCCGTTTTCCTGTACTTGTTTTACGCCCTTCGGTCTTAATTTGTCTCCTTTTATTACCTAACAATATTAGATAGTTTTTAGAGACATTTTTATGATCAACGTAGTGAATTATACTTAGATACAAAATGCAATCGTTGCTGTTCATTCAGTTGTAATTGTGCTTTTTTATTCATCCACTTATTGAATGACTCAATTGTTGGAAATTGCTCTTTAGTAATTCGTTGATATGCTTTTTTCTGTGAAGTACTTAAGTTCAATGGCAAGAATGTACTAACTGGCTTAGCACTATTCGTTACCTCAATAGCTAAATCAATAAAGATTGGTGTATCAGCCAATGATAGTGCCTGTTGCTTATCGAACACATAGATATCTACTACTACATCGCTCTCGTAGTCACGTAGTTTTGTACGTTGTATAAATTGATATAGTTCTTCATTCTCTCTTGCTTGTACTATCTGCTTGTATGTTAGGCCAAACATTAATTCACATTGTTTTACTTCTACATTAGAAGGTTTGAGTGAACTTAACCAAACGGCTTTTGTGTAGTTCTTGTAATCATTAATACCCCGGCTTTTAGGTGGTACATACTTACCGTTAAGTACTTTTTCGTTTTGGTCACTATTCACGGTAAATATGTAATCAGTTAAATTACTTCTTATCCACTCTAAAACCTTCTCAAACTGCTCAGGTGAGTTTGAACGTAGTGAGGCAGTTAATGGTACATCACTAAAGTAATGTACTCTCATACGCTGCTGTAGGGGTACTGAACGCTCTCTCAGTTTTATGGTAGTACGTTCAAAACTTTCAGGTGATGATAAGTACACAAGTGTGTTCTCAAAATCGTTAGCCATAAACGTAATATCAAGCCCAATGAAACGTTTCAAGTTCACCCAAGACATTACTTGAAGCTGATCTTTCTCTTGTTTGTACTGATTAGTACCACCTACTTTCTCAAAGAAACGTGCATTGAAAAGAAAGTGATCATACTGCTTAACGAAAGAAAATGCTTTGGCCGCATTTTCAAGTACTACATCATTGAATTCCGTAACTGGTTTAGCCGTAACATGATTATCACCAATTGCTTCAAAGCTATGAAACAATTCATTCTCAATTAGTGATTTCTGGTTGGTGTTTGGTGTTGCGAAGTCATGGAATGATACAACATCATCTAGATATATCTTCCACTGTCGAAGTAATGATAAATCAGTTATACGCAAAAATGATTTATCAGTGATAAGTAACACTCTACAAGTTGGATTTAATAAAAATTCATATAATTCTTTTTCCACACTTTCAGTACAGCTTCTGGACGTAATCATCTTTGACACAGTACCTAAGTCCCTATGTGTTTGTTCGACCAACTGTAATGTACCTTGTACGATGATATACCGATCATCAGTACGTAATATCTGTTGAATTAGTGCATGTGTCTTACCACTTCCGCAATCTGAACTAATGTACTTTAATTTTTTATAAATAGTCATGTAATATCTCCATTTGTATTAAAATAGCCAGCCTTCCCGCTGGCTTTTTTATTATTTTGAATAGTTGTAAAGCACTGAACTTAGCACGGTGTAATTTGAGTACTTATAAGATAGCTCTAAACATCTCTGTTTTCTTGCAAGTACATATTCGTCATGTGCTTCTTGTACTGTAGGATATGTACCTAATTTTATTATTACCCCATTGATAGAAATTTGGGCCTGATACCCTTTATGATTTTGTACAACTCCCTTCATTAATGATGTGCTGAATGTTCGAATCAACTGATTTACTTCATTAGGTACGAACAAGCAGGTGTCTGGACTGTATATAGTACCTGATAGAAGGTCTTTATCTAATTGCCATCCGTTTTCATAGTTCGGTTCGAACCAAGCATAAAAATTACTAAATGCATACCATGCATTGCATATACTCACACTAGTGTAATTTTTGCTATGTTCAACTCTGTAATGCATATTCTGCCAATACCTGTATGCTTCTTTATATAGTTGGTATTGATTACGTGTATATTTTAAATCATTTATCTTAGTCATTTTATATAATCCTTTATATTAAAGTACTTCAATCCTTGAAGTACTGATTACTTACTACCTAATATTGCGTACTGATCGATGAGATAGACCAATGCAGCACTTTGTGTTTTTGCCTTACCCTGTTGTACTATTTGTTGTAATGTTTTTAAATGTTGTTCATTGAGTCGAACATTGATTTGTTGATTTTTCATTGAGTTTCCCCTCTGCTATACATTTAATAAAAAAAACCGTCCAAAAAAGATCCCCAATGTCACGAGGGGGTTCTTTTCTGGAGATTACTATTCTATTTATCAGATCAGTCTGACATTAAGAGTATAAGACATAAATTATTTTTGTTTCAGGAATGATTTACTTCTTATTATCTTTATTTATTCTTTTTGTCATGCATGGGTATATAATCCGAAATATAAGTACTAAGATATAAAAAATCATTATTAATGGATACAGTAGAAAAATGTATAACAAACCAACTATAAATTCTTGTAATAAACACAACAT